TCTGGAAAGCACCAGTCGCTCCGTCAGTTGTTTCAAAGTTAGGAACAACTGGGACTTTATAATCCAGAGGAAAGCGAAGTCCGTTCTTTGCTTGTTGAACTGCCTTAGTCCCAGTAGGATACCGAAAGTTATTCATATTCTTACTAAAGTTATTAGGTTGGTTCTGGTCTTGGTATAAGTTCATAATAGATTTCACCATACTAAGTTGGGGTGTGTAAGAGTTAGAGTTAATACTACTTTGGATATCGTTGATTAGGTTAAGTCGTGAGTTCAACATTACGGCACTTGGATATTGTGCTAAGTCTTGCTGTGAAGGAATTAGGTAGCGACCTTCTAGTTTAAGATTTTTGAGAACATAGTTAGAACCACTTGCGGAATTTGCTAATGCTTGGTCGGCAACACTAATAACTCGGTGGCGATTACATAGGACATTACTATCTGGGGCGAGGTGGATTGTAATTAAAGCACCTCCTAAGTAATCCATACCCAAATGGAGAGGAAGATTTTTTAGTAAGTCTAGGTTGATAGAAACAGAGAAAAACTGACCTACATTCTTATCATTTGCGTCCGTAATTGCTGGTTGTAAGGCACTATCAGCACTTCGCACCATACGGCGATTAGTAAATTCACTATTCTTACCACTTGTAAGACCACGGCACATAGGACTTTGTTTATAGTCGTCTTCGTTATGGGTATAACATTCATTAAGACTTTCAAACTGGGCGTAGTTAATTGCCGAAGTAAGTTCAACTTGCGACTTCTTACTCTGGATAACTACTTTGTCTATAACATTCTTCATACCACCCCAGTTAGGAATATTAACTGCTGTTGCGTATTCTAGGTTAGCACCATTATTAAGATTGGTATTCACCACATTTACTTGGTCGTCTAAGATAGACTGGTCGTCCTTCTTAATTAAAAACTGACCTACTAACCTAAGTGTAGAAGTCTCTAAAAGAACATTTTGCGCTGGTAGAGAGAAACGGATAGTTGGGAAACCGTCCTTATGGGAAAACCCACCTTGGACTATATTATTATTAACTATAACTGGACTATCGTTGAGTGGGGAAAGCGAAAAATGTTTCTTTAACAAAGGCATTATATACTAATACTATATATTTTTTTTTGAGATAATTTTTTTTAAGGAGTAATAGTAAAATTGAAAACCGCAGATTTAATATCGGTTGCTATCTTATCTGTTTCCATATCTCGTATTTCTATATTGAAAGCATTTGTCTTAAATACTTGGTTCTTTAACATACTAACTTCTTTATTATTTGGTTCGTAATATGCTATTCTATCTAGTCCGTATCTTACGGTATTCTGTGAGAAAGGTAATGGAATTGACTTTAGTATATTTTTCTTAATACCGCCTTTCTGTCCTCCTTCAACTTCGGTAATTCTATTTTTATAGTTCCTAAGTGGTAAATTCTCTATATATACTGAATATGACTTAGTCTTTCCACTAGAATATAAATCTCCATACTTCAGCAAACTCGCCCATATAGAACCTACAGAACTACCTAATAAGGTATCTATCGCTTGGAGTTGGAAAAATCCTTGTGCCTCACACGCTAGGGAAGGATAGATATAGTTTGTTGTGATTGCTGTATTATTTAAGTTGTTTGCTGTATTACTTATTATTCCTCCTAACTCTGGACTTATTTTAAATCTTAATCCGTCTATAATAGTTGGGAATAGGTTTTGGTTTGCTGACTTCTCTGGTAATGCTGTAAATTTAATATCTACTAGTCCAGCACTAATCTCTGCTGGGTCGTCCTTACTTGCGACAATTACATTAAAGGGTATCTGTGCGTCAATCTGGTTTTCCGTAAGAACTACTGGTGGGTCTGCCCTTGCGAAGACCTTTTCAAATCCGTCCATTATATTACCATTTATTTCTCCTATAGTAGTATCGTCGTCTATAGTATCGTGAAGTATAGTATCTCCTTTTTCTTCACTCCTTAGGACTACTTGGTAGTGTAAAACTTTTCTATCTATAAAACCTCCAGTAGTATCTGTCTGCTCTGTAGTTCGTGCTTTTCTTGGGTCTGCCTTAAAGTAAGGAAAAATAATAATATAGACCCTTTCGTCTTCGTCTAAGTCTTCGTCTTCAATCGCTATACTAGTAGAAAGGGACATTTCGGTTATCGGCGCTCCATTATGAGGGAAAGCAGTTTCACTATGAACCGTGTTAGTATTCTTACCAACATATATATTTACCCAACAATCATTATCTCCTCCATCGGTATTCTGTCCTACCTCAACTCCAAAGTAGCATATAGGAACTTTGAAACCTCCAGTTTCTCCAGCGTCGTTTGTCTGGGGAGGATTGTTCCCAGAAAATCTCCCAGCACTAGCAACATACCCAGAAGTATTGATATCTGGGGCGACTGGAGTTCCTACCATATAGTTCTTACTTAGTAATCCTACGAAGTTCCCACCTCTCTTATTCGCAGTATTATCTTCACGGATTTCTTCTAATGTCTTATCTGTCTTAAAAGAAATAAAAGGATAGTTATTCATTTGTCTATCTGTATCTTGGTTGTTCTTCCCAGTAGTCGCTCGTGTATTAGCAACTCCAGTAGATATACCTTCCCTATAGTTTTCCCACGCTTTCATATTCGTCCCATAATGGTATAATTTCAAATCGTCTAACCCATAGTTATCATAATCTAAGTTCCCAAAATTTGCGGTAGATTTTCTATAAGTTCCAGTCTTACCACCTATTCTGGAGTTCTGGTGAGCGTTTGCTCCGTGTTCCCAGTCCCTAACTAATAGTCTATTTTGTTGGTTATTATCTATAGTAGTAATAACACTATCGTCCCAAAATTTATTTTTCTGGAAGGTTAGTCCTAACTCTGCTCCAGTATTAAGAGAAAGTTTATTCTTAAGTGTGGAACTATTACTTAGGACATTTGCGTTATACATACCATTAAGATTATGAGTAAGTGTGCCTACATCGGCGTCTCCTATGTTTAGGGTTCTTTGGAGACCGTCTGTAATGCGTTGCTGAATATCTTTAACACTATAAGTCCCTTTGGGTATAGTAATTCTCCTATCTGTTGTTGTTGCTTGTGGGTATGCTTCTGCTCCAGCGGTATCCCTAAAAGGTATAGGTTCAATAAATTCTAAATCCACGGTGTTCTCTTCATTAAGTAAAATTCTACTATCTTTCGTAAGTTTAGCAAAATTAAGTGCTACCTTAGCGTCTGCTGGTATCTCTATCTCTTCTTGAAATCTTGTAGTAAAAACACTTCCTTTTCCCTTAGGTGAAACTAGATTGAAGTTCATAATATAGTATATACTAAGATTTTTATTCTTCTATTTTAAATACTAACTCTATTGCTTTCTTAAGAGTTTTCTTATTTTCTACAAGATATACTACTTCTTCTATTGCCTCAGTTGCGTCTAACATTTCATTAGGTAATTCTAGTATCCGTTTTTTCATTTGCTTACTAAGATTTGAATGTTTTACTACCTCTAATGAAGCACAACTGATACTAGGTATCATAATACTAGGAACTGGTAGGGGGTCTTGGTTTATAGGACTATCTGCTCTTGCTAGGGGGGGAGAGGATTTCTCCCCTTGCCCCTCTATTTTTGTCTTAACTTTTTCTAAAAGTTCTTCTTCTTTCTTAGGTTCTAATGCTACTGAACTTAACCAATCACTATGCTGTTTATCTACTAAGTGCGTATAGGAGGACATATACTATATACACAGAAAATATAAAAACTAATCAAACAAAAAAAATAACTTATATTGGAGTATTCCCTATTTTTTATTCCTTAGGTCATAACCTTTCTTCTCCAAATCTTCCTTAATACATTCCTTAATTTTGTATTCTTGTTTCTCACAACTTCTAACAAAAACTCTTTCTAAAACTTCGCTAACTTTTTCAACTCCGTATAGGTTAATGAGGTGTTTATGCCTACGACATTTCTTACACCACTTACCAAAATATTCCTCAACTGGTTCAGTCTCACATAACATACATACCATATCTATATAATACACACACATTTTAATATTTCTTAACTTTACCAGTCTTTTTCTTTTCCTTAATTGCTTTCTCCTTATCCTTTTTACTAAGTTCGCTCATAGTCTTAGGAGTATCCTTAGTTATACGCTTGGTAGGACGAAAGATAGTTCCTCCTTCTTTGTAGGTTTTTTTACCTTTTTCAGTTCTCCAATCTTCCTTGAACCAACGAGTAAGTCCTTTCTTAGGTTTTGCTCCTTCGTAAGTCCCTCCTTTTGCCTTATATTCTTTTACTATAAGTCCGCTTCTATATGCCGAATGTTTTGGATTATCCTTGTATATCTTTGCCTTTACCCTATCGTATAATTTTTGGTTAGTCGGTTTCGCCATATATACTACATACATTAGATTTTTAGTAAGAAACCATAACATTAGTCCCCTTAGGTGTAGAGGTAATAACTGCGGTTTTACTTACTAGAACATAGTAATTCACATTCATAGAAGTATTGATAGGACTAATCTTAGTATTAACTACCCCAGTAGGTTTGCGACGATATTTCCAGATAATAGGGTAAGCACCTATAACACGACCACCTCCTACTATCTGCCCAGTCCCATTACTTAGGTCAAGGCATAAGGGTTTATACTGACCTAGAATACCAGCAACAGAAGGACTTAGGCAACTATGGATTGTATTATCGTCATTAAAGTAAAAAGGTCTATCCAACTTAATATCTCCACCAAGACAATTAGAACTTTCGTCATACTGCGATGCTGGAGAAAACTTAAAGTCTTGGAAAATATCAACTCCGTCAATATTAACATTATATTCTTCTATATTCATTCCGTCTATACGCTGTCTTCCTAACCATTTATTCTGTAAAACCTTATTACCAACTCCACCAGCACCGATATTCTGTAGTTGCTTACACATATAAATCTTATGAACTTCCTTATTATCCATACCTATTCTATGCTCTACTTCTTGTAAGGTATTCGCCCCTACTGCTGGTATCTGTTTTTCTACTTTCAAAATATCAAAGAAGTCAAATCTATAACCGCCTTGCTGGTTAGTCATTTCCCTATCTCGGTTCTGGACTGCGGAAGGCATAATTACATAATCCACTTGAAGTTTCACATCGTTATACCTAAGTTGGTTTAACTGGGCGCATAGACCAGCATTCGCCCCAGTCGCCAAGTTAGGAGCAACATTACCAACTTGGGTAATATCATTAGCATATTCACTACCATCGTGGAATTCAACAGTTATGAGAATTCTATAGTCTTGGAACAAAAACAAAGGAATTGTCTTACCTCTAAGTGCTGGTAGAATAGTTCCTAAGGGAATACCATACTGCTTAGTATTCGCTTCTGCTGTTCTAATGAAGTGAGAATTTATACCAACTCCATTATTATTATTCCCATTATCTCCGTCATTCATACCAGATTTTCGTGGGTCTACGAATATACTTCCTACACCTCCTAACTCAGTTGCGAAAGAAACTGTATTAGGTGTTCCTTCCGCCACCTTAGTCCAAAGTTGGTTTCCGTAGTAGTGTCCGCTATAGTTATTACGAGTATTAGGACTTTGGGTAGCAAGGTTCATAAGTGTTGAGATAATATCAGCACCATTTACATCGTTAATGACGAAGTCCCCAACTTGGAAAGTAATTCTCTTAATAGCACCTAAAGCACCATTCCAACTATTCACTCTAGTAGTATTATCACTATTGGGATTAGTAATTTTAAAACAAAGCATAGAGTTTGCGTCCAAATACCCCGCTTGGTCTAACCTAAATACAAATCTACTAGAAGTTCCTTGAACTCCAGAAATAGGTTCTAAAGTATCACTACGGATATCCATTAACATAGGCGTTTCGTCAATTGTATAATCTGTTAAACCACTCATATATATATATAAGTAGATAAAAAAATTACGAATAAAATATTATATCTATATATATGAATAATTATAAGAAGAAACCTAAAAACAATTCCCTCAACGGACAACCTCTAAGTAAGAAGGTTAAGAATGAAGAACTTAAACTATATGGGTATGGTTTAGATAAAGACCACCCATTTAGAAAACTTAGTGATAAACCTAAAAAAATAGACTTTGAAAAAAAATTAGATAAAGGTAAGAAGACCTAAAGAACGACTTGGATACCAGAGGCAGTAGTCTCAACAACCTTCTTAGAAAAAACAAAAGTATTGACCCTTGTTCTAAATCCTCGTGTTGCTGAGAAACCTAGTCTAACTTCTGCTTCGGCATTTCTTAAGTCAAATACAAATCCATTTCTCGCAAGTTCCCTAGAAACCACAAAAAGATTGGAATAATTTTCAGCATTAGAATAATTATTAAGTCCCAACATTTTAGGTGCTATTCCAATCGCCTTTAGTGTCTTTACGGTTTCATTAAGACAGATTACTCGGTCATTAAGAACATTAGGATTATAGTTGCGGAGTGGGTAAAGTTTGTTATTTATGAAAAACTGAACTGAATTTAGTAGTGAATTTGTTGGAACTATACCAGCATAGTAAGTAGGGACTGCCTCATTTCTTTCTCTATCTGCTCTATAGGGAATTGATAAAATACCTAATGCTTTTGAAGATACTGAATTAACTGGGACTTGGTGTCGCATAGTGCCTCCGTCTATATTATCTAAGAAGACATCGTAGGAAGTAAATTCATACTTAAGTTCGCTACTTAGAACTTTTGCTTGTTCTGGAGTAGGAACAACTTGGCAAATTCGCATTTCTGTATTGGTAATAACATAGTTAGGAGCATTTATACTTGCTGTATTAGGAGCATTACCTTCTCCGTCAGCATTTCCAGCAATACCTACTGAGGTAAATAACCTAGCAGTATTCGTAGTTGCGGCGATTTGCGCCCCATTAAAGGTGATAGTAATAACCCCCGCAGCGGAAGCAATACCAGTAATCACACGAGTTTCATTAAGAACACCAACGTCCCAAATTCTAATACTATTTCCTACACACAAACCTAGTTGCCTATAATCATAAGTCCCACCAAGGACTACCGTATTACTACCAGCACCACGAACACGCAAAATTCCTCCTTCGTTAATCCAATCTATCATACCAGTTTCAAAAGGGTTTGCTGGGGAAGTCTGCGCTCCACAAAGACGGACAACTCCTAAGGCGACTGGGTTTAGGTTAATCTCAATACGAAGACCACCCATATTAAGAACTGGAATAAGTTTCTCACTATCAAAAGTCCTAAATAGACCAGCACGAAGAGGAATACAGAAGCGACGAGCAACATACTTAGGAGTTGCTGGTGCTGGATTATCACCTAGAGGACTTAACTGAAGATTAGAAATATCATTCGCAACTGAACCTCTAGCAACACAATTACTACCACCACCGCCAGTAAGTAGCGAAAAGGTAGAGATACAAGGTTCTCCAACACCTTCCTTAAGTTGAAGTTGGGTTTTATCGTCATAACCATACATATTGATAAGTCCTTGTATCTGCGAATAATTTTCTAGTGCTTCCAACAAAACACCAGTCATTTTTGAATATATCCTAATATTATCTATTAGGGCGTGGGCGCCGACTGACTGAGGAAACCCAATCATAGCACTACTCGCAGAAGTGTTCTGGACGTCAAAGACTAAGTAAGTATCTCTTTTAACATATCCTAAGTTGGGTTCTATATTATATATAATCTTCTGGGAAGGATTAAAGGTTTCTCCGTTTTCTGGAACTATGGAAATGTATTTAGTGTTTGAACTACTCATAACTGGATTTGCGGAACTCATATATATATATAAGTAGATAAAAAAATTACAAATAAAATATTTCTATATATTAAATGAATAATAACTTATTGCCTTATAAATCTAATTTAACAAGACCAGTAAAAACCCTAAGAATTAAACAACTTTGGGGAACTAATGGTAATAATATCACTACTCCCTTTGACGCTTGTATGGGTTTCGTATCATTACAAGTTTCTATAAGAACTACTTTCGCTTGTGTCTTAAGTATTGACTTTAGCGACGACCATATAGATAACTCTGGAACTTCGCATATTACGCCTTATGAATTTATCTGTGGGACTAATTCCTATATCTTTAGACAAATACCTATAAGCGGACAAGCAGTAAGATTAAGAATAGACCCAACTGGAACTCCTAATAATACGGATAATATAGTGGTCTTAGCACAATATAGTAATGTAAATCAAATAGTATTAGTCTAAGTTTATGACTTACTACTTATAACACAAGTCCAAACCTTAGCACTTCCACTATCATTCTGGTATTTAAATCTTACATATCTAGCGTCTATAGGCATAGACTTACAATAATTATTTGAACTATTGATAAAAATAGTTTGTTCGCTATTTTCAAAGAAAGAAGAATTATCTGCGGAAACTTCTACCTTAATATCACCAGTAGTATCGTCTAAACTACCAAAAACCGAAACATTCCTAACTCCACCTAAATCGGTAGAAGCAGTTGTTTCCGTATTTGCCGTTGCGACCGAAGTAGCATTTTCTAGAACCACAGAAGAAGTAGTAAGTGCTGGTGCTGAAACACTTAGCGTTCCTTCTACAGCGGTTTTGATTGCTTGATTAGAAGTTTCTAAAGTAGCAAGACCAGTATTTACCGCTGTCTGCTGGATTAGGGAATTATCTAAAACAGCGTCTATAGTAGATAGGGCGGTATTTACTGCTGTCTGCTGGATTAGGGAATTATCTAAAACTCCGTCTATAGCAGTTAGTTTAGTATTGATTGCTGTAGTTTGTGTGATATTATCTGGGTCATTCATTACCGCTTGACCGCTTGAATTTACAACTAGTAATTTGCTAACTCCGCTAGATTGACCGACGATTTGAACTATTCCACTCATTTTTATATATATACTAAATATTTTAATTCTACTTAAGGCGATTTTTTTTGGTTTTTTTTTAAAAAAGTGTATGGTAGTGTATGTTTTTGGGACAGAAACTTTAATTTTCTTGTGTTTCTAAGTTCTATAATACCAACTTAGTTATTTCTCCAATACTATTCTAAGACTTAGTCCGTGAGATACAGCACTAGTATTAGCAATTCTTAGGTAAGGTGGTGGGGTATCTAGGAAGTAGTTAATACATATACTACCATTTATAGTTAGGGGATTTATTTGGTCTATATACTTCCAATCATTTGTATCAACTACGGAAGCGAATTGAACTTGTAAGAAGTTCGCAACACTAGAATTACCATATATCCTAACTTTTCTAGCACCTCGTAGGTCTATAGTAGTTGAGAAATCACCATTATTCAAAGTTCCTTCATAAGTAATAAGAGACATAGTAGGACTAGCAGAGACCTCTAATTTATTATCATTATTTACTAAGACTTCACTATAAAGGACTGGAGTTCCTATTAAACTATTCTTACCAACAAGTCTAACTTGGGACATTATATATATATTATAACATATTCTTTTCAATCTTGGAACAAACACTACTTAGCATATCACCAATATTTACTCCTATATCTAAGTCGTCAAAATGGACTTGTTCTAAGCAGTTATTAGCATAATAAACCAATCCATATATTTTCAGTAATACCCTTTTAGTCTCTGCTAGAATTTTCTTAGTCTCTGCTAACTCCCTATCTTTTGCTTCTACTATATCCTTCATTTGGTCTGCTAGTTCTAAGTATCTCTGTTCGGTGATATTATTTAAATTAACTTCTTCCATATAGTATATAGGAAGAAAATGAATGCTACTGAATTAGGCGTATTACTCGCTGGTATTTCTTCCATACTTGGGGTAATAGTATATTTTACTAAGAATATAAAACAGAGTAAGTGTTGTGGTAGCGAATGTAGGCAAGTCGTAGTTGATAAAGAAGGTAGGATAGTAGATACTGGAACTCCTAAGAAGGTTGCGAACTTAGGTTCTACGATTATTTAAAGTTTTTGTCTCAAAATCATACACTACCATACACTT